ATACCAACAATGCTGGTTGGATGTGTGATTATATTTTTTAGCGGATATTTAATGGCATCTGGACCAATAATATTACCTTTACTTAGTTCTATATTGCCACCAAGTTTTCTCTAAAATAAGCCAAGGATAACGAATTTATCCTTTAATTTAGTTTTTTTTTAAATTTTTTTTTAACTCTCTAGGCCTTACTGCGCCTACATTTCTTAACTTTCTTTAGATACTGTGTGTAATTAATGCTTGCAAAGGTTACAATTTGTATCTATAATGTAATTGTGTTATTAAGAAAGGGAGAAAAAAAATGAAAGGGTTTATCAGTAATGAGCGCGGTCCGATCAAGCCGGTTTACATTGTCCCTAGATACCTTCAGATTAATGTGGCTAATGATCGAGTCACTACTTACCTCAATGGACGAATGGTCAATGAAGGTTATCGCTTCGAGGGAATCAAATATAAGAACTATTCAGACTATGCTACCGCAGTTGCGGATTTCTATGGTCTGAAAAGTGGTGATGTTAAACGTAGGACTATTAACTAAGGAGAGGTTATGAGAGGAGTTAAGTTGAAAGGAAAAAATATGGCGGCTTACCACAAGTGCGCTGAAAGGGCAAAAGAGGAACTCGGTCATTATGGCAATGACGATTTCTCTTACCGAGCTGATCTTCATTCAGCTCACTACGACGTTGGCTTGGATTTTGAAAAACTACTTGAGTTTGATGGATTCGATTTTGCTCATGATGTATATGGAATAAGCAAACATCTAAATCGATTGACACTCAAACTTGAGAACTGTTTTTTACCAAGGTGTTCAGATCCTAAACTAAGGGAGGAGGTAGCGTAATGAAATATGAAAAAGTTATATTTACTAAAGACTCACTGTTCATAGCTCAAGCTCCTTGTTGGAACTTTGAACTAGATGCTGACAAGCTACTTGCCAAAGCATTGGAGTTAGGGTTTGTCTCCAAGATCGGTGATGATCAATATTTAATGAACAATAACTACGAGGGGAAAAATAATGGATAAACATCCAATACCAGGTGTTGAATATGCACTAACAGGAGGACCAGGTGATCCATGTGTTATGGCTGGAAATACTTGGGCCGAGTCTCGAGTGATCGANCCCATGCTTTGGGTTGTTACTCCATCGCATGGATATTTGAGAGTGAGTCATAAGGTTCTGGAGAATGAAAATTGGGAGATCTCCAATTACTCTTATGTTGATCGCTGGGGGAAGGATCCTTGGGTTTACCTCGAGGAAGATTGTGATGCTCCAAAATGGTTGAAGCGTCTCTATGGCGAGAATTGGATTGAAAAAGCTCGAGAGATCGAAGAGCGTTTAATTGATTCTCATATTTCAAGTGAGTTTGTAATGAAGGAGAACGTGTAATGAAACTAAATACTTTAATTAAAAAGATCAACAAAGCGATCCCGGAAGCGAAAGCCACTCCGGGTGTCGAATTTGGTGAAGAGTACAAAGATGGGATCTGGTTTCGAGGTAGTGAAGATTACGTCAAAGCGGATGGTTTAAGCATCTTTGATTACTGGGCTAGTAACTCCCCATGTTATGTGATGGGAGTTCATCCTAAACTGAACAAGATTGTAGAAGATGCGGGCTGGTTTTGTGAGCCGTATGATTCTGGAACTTTGTTTGCTTGGAATTAACTAAGGAGGCAGTATGAATATAATCTATAACAAAGATAGTTTCGATAATGCTATTGAAGTCGAGAACTATCCCTGGGGTTTTAAATTCAAAACTAAAAGAAGGTATTGGATTGAAACTACTAAGCGAGGAGATCGTTTGTGTTTTCAAACTTTAAATCCTAAAACTAACAAATGGTGTAAGCCAAAAAAACGGACTTATGACTCAGTGTTAGTTCTTTATTTTGATGAGAATGATCATGTCAAAACTTATGGATTTCATGAATACAGCAGAAAAGATGTTTATAAGTTTGAGAAAAAAGTTGATGTTGAAAAACTTAACAATGATCAAAGGAAAAAACTTTGTGAAGCCAAAGCGATTAATCATGTTTACAAAGACGTTACTTTTAGTTTTGAGAATGTAACTATGATGAGCGCGGAGGAAAAAGCAAAGCGAGCTGAAAAGAATGATCGGATAAAGAAACAAATTAATACTGCGATCAATCATGCTTACAACGGATGCTTAATCAAAAACGATCTAAAGGAGGTAGTATGAATAAAGTAATCGTAATTCACACAGCATACGAGGACAAGCCAGAAGTTGTGGCCAAGGTCTGGGTTGATGATCTGACAGATGAAGCCGCCCTTGAGTATGCTTTCCGATCCACTCAAAATATCGAAGAATCTTGGATCAAAAACGAGAATGTTCGTTACCTTGGTTTGGATCTGGATGGAGCTCGATCAACTTCTGTTGGTGATCTAATGTTGTTTAACGGTGATCTATACAAGGTTGAGAAATATGGCTTTGGTCTAGTTAAAGATAAGGAGGTAGCATGACTAGAAAAGAGATCCTGGCAATGGCGCGAGGAATTATTATTGCAACTAAGAAGGAGAAAAAATAATGAGTGATTTTGCAGAAGATCTAGCAGATTACGAGTATGACAAGTTTCAAGATGCTTGTGCTCATTTTGATGATATAGTCTGGCAATACGTTAGATCCTTAAACCTACAAGGTCTAAGTGTAGCTGAGTGTATTAAAGAAGGAGAGAGGTTACAAACCAAGTATAAGGAGAAAAGAGATCTTGCAAATAAGAAACCTTTTGCCGACTATCAATGATACAAATGCTAGCACACGATACAAATAATAGCATATAATAGGAGACAATATGAAAAACGAACAATCAATATTAGATATGACTAGGGACCAATGGCTTGAAGCTAGACGTTCTGGAATAGGGGGTTCCGATGCTGGAGCGATCCTGGGAAAAAACAAATGGAGAACTCCGCTGGACGTTTACCAAGATAAGATTGGTAGTGCGCCCGCTACAGAAGAGAACGAAGCTATGTATTGGGGACGTAATCTGGAGGATCTAGTTGCTAAAGAATATGAGATTAGAACTGGTAATAAGATCCGTCGCAACAACCGAATAGTAAAGCATCCAGAGCATGATTTTATTATCGCTAATCTGGACCGCGAGATCGTTGGCAAGGATGGGATCCTAGAGGTTAAAACTTCAAGGGTTGCTTCCGATTGGGGGGATCCTACTACAACCGAAATACCAGCTAGTTACTTGGCCCAGGTTCAACATTATATGGCAGTGACCGGAGCTGAGTTTGCTGATGTTGCGGTATTGATCTCTGGATCCGATTTCCGGATCTATCACATCCCGAGACATGAAGAATTAATTGCTGCAATGATCGCAGCTGAAGTTAAATTCTGGAACGAAAATGTCTTGGCTGGTGTCCAACCGGATCCGATCAGCGCAACAGATATGAAAACTCTGTGGCCGGTTGATAACGGTGAAACATTGGTAACAAATAATGGAACCACTAAAACGGTTGCACAACTCAAAAATGTTAAACAACAAATTAAGGACCTCAAGGTAGATGAAAAAGATCTAACTGTTGAGATCCAAAAAGTTATGGCCAACAATTCCATTTTGGAGGATGGAGATGGTCATACCCTAGCGACATGGAAGGAGAGGAAATCATGTCGTTTTAACACCAAGCGGCTCAAAGATGAAGCTATGGATATTTATGAGAAATTCCTAGTGGAAACTTCGGGCCGCTTTTTTATTCTTAAATAAAGGAGAAATATATGACTAAGAAAAAAGAGCCAGCCAAGAAAAGTATTGTTAAGTCTATGGCTAATAAATTTGGTATGGAGATTAAAGCCTTCGAGCAGACTTTAAGGGAGACAGTTGTTCCTGGTAATACTTCACCAGCACAGTTCGCTGCATTTCTTTTAGTTGCAAAAGAATACGATCTTAATCCAATCACCAGGGAGATCTTTGCTTTTCCTTCCCAGGGTGGTATTCGTCCTATTGTTTCAATTGATGGTTGGATGACAATGTGTAATCGCCATCCTCAGTTCAATGGAATGACAAGCATAGACAACTTGGATAAAGATGGCAATCTTATTTCAATAACTGTAAAGATGTTTCGTAAAGATCGTGAACATCCAGTAGAAGTAACGGAGTACATGAAAGAGTGCCGTCGTAATACAACAACCTGGAAGCAATGGCCAGCGAGGATGCTTCGTCATAAAGCAATGATCCAGGCAGCCAGATACGCATTTTCATTTAGTGGGATAGAAGAGCCTGATGAATATGAACGATCTGAAACGGTTGTTAATACTAAAACAAAACCGAATGGCAAAGGCTTAGATGATCTGGCCGCTTCGGTGATCGAAGAGGATCCTGTTGTTTTAGATAATGAGACGGGAGAAATTATTAAACCTAAAAAGAAAGGAGTTAAGAATGTCAAACGGAAAAATGACAAACAAACGCGAGACG